TCATGACTTCCCCGGGGTTGCACGCCGCTGCGCACGCTGGTGGACATTCATGCGCCGCAGATGGACGGCTGCGCCTTCTGCCCCGACATGCATGTCATGGAAGCGACGATTGAGGGCGAGCGCGAGCTGCGCGTCCATCACGTGGCGGTGTGGCCCGAGTCCCGTCTTTCCGATGCGCCAACGGGCGGCGCTGGCGTGGACCGAAGCGCTGACGAAGCTGTCGCCCGAGGGCGTCTCCGAGAAGGTCTTTGCCGAAGCCCGGGCGCAGTTCTCCTGGCAGGAGCTTTTGGAGCTCACCATCGCGGTCATGACCCTCAATGCCTGGAACCGCGCTTCCATCGCGTTCCGCGTTCCGCAGACCGCCGGGCTCGGCGGACGACGCCTGTGGGCTCGGAAAGGCGAACCTTTCCCGAGAGGGGCCGCACCGTGGCGTCCGGGGGAATGCCCGCGCGGAACCGCCTCGAACCCACGGTCCGTGCGGGTGTCGAGCACCGCTTGGGGATGGCGCCCGACCCAGGCCCTTCCCGACCCTTGCGCCGGCGCAGCGCTTCGTGATACCGCACGGCACGTCCGACGGGCTGGCACCAGCCGCCCGCGCCACAAGGCCGCGTTCTGCGCGCTCGGACTGCGGCCCCTGAGGCCTGCGACGGAGGGGTGGCCGAGTGGTTGAAGGCGCACGCCTGGAAAGTGTGTATACGGGAAACCGTATCGCGGGTTCGAATCCCGCTCCCTCCGCCACTTTTCCCCGCGAAAGCGTTCTCCCCATCCGACTGCGGCCGGATTTTTCCGTTGTTTTCGAGGGTTATGCAGGAGGGGCTGAGCACTGCTCACGCAGTTGGGTGGCCAGGAAGCGGTCTCTCTCGGTCAGTATTCTCCGGACCTCATGACTGCCAAGTTCCAGTACTTAGCTCTTATCTAATTGATTTCATTTGGACTTCCTGAGATCGCCCTGAACACTTCGCTTTCTGTGCCATTCGCGAGTTGGAACAGAAATCGAACATATCTGGCGCACACCTGTCCGTTGATGTCTAAGAATTGTGACGCCGTCAGCCGTCGGCCTTCGACGGGTTGCGCATCAGCCCGGTCGCCAGCTAGGGTCCTATGGCGGCAACAGCGCCCGTTCTGCTGGTTCGAGGGCATCGATCCGCGCCTTGCCGAGTTGTCGACAACCGGCAAGATCAGCAAGAAACCGCACCCCTGACACGCCTGCTGGCAGAGGCGGCCTGATGGCTGGGATCACGCTCATATCGTACATCCGCAGAGAAGAGGTCGCACGTTCTAGGTCGAACGACCAGCCCAGTGCCGACTGTACATCGCGCCCGAGTGTGTCAGCCACCACGGTGCGAAGCTTAAGTATGAGGTCGTGGAGATCGATACGTGCTTCAATATCGGAAACAAGCTTTGCGAGTGAGAAACCACCTGCGGCCGGCTGGACGACGAAAGAGGATAGAAGCCCTGTAGTATGCGGCGGTGGATTTGCCTGCTCAAAAGAGACCTCATGTGCCCGACGGTCCGTGGTGGTAGCCTTTGCGTCCAAGCGAAGGGAGCCTGCGGCGAAGTCATAGCGCTCGTCTTGATCTACGCGCCAGGCGCGGACAGCTGATGCAGGGTCAGTGGCGGCCCGGATGACGAGCAACTCGCCAGCCAATCCGACCATGTTCTTCCTTGGCGTTTTGGCGAGACGCTGAAAAAGGTCCACCAGGCGGTCGACAACCTCAGCAACTGCGGCCGCCGTGGGGTTGGGGCCGAGTGTCGAAGCGAGGAACTCCATCGTGGTGAGGAAGTAGCGCTCGGCGGCACGTTCCTGAGACCTGCAAGAGATGACCGTCAGATTCTCAGTCCGAACTTCGCGGTCGCGCTCTTCAATGCGACAGGCGACGCCGAAGCGCGCCTCGATACCCGCAAGGACCAGCGGCACCCGACTTGAGGCCCCAATGGTCCGGATCAGCAGCGCTGCGTAGCCGGAGTTGTCCCGCCCCACGTAGTAGGCTGCTTCCTTTGGCGCCGCGACTACGCTGAACGTACCAGCCTGTTCTGGCCTAGGAAGCCGTTCAAGCAGAGCAGGCAATTGGCTAATCAATCTTCGACTTCCTGACCGGCTTGCAGTTGCACTAGCCATTCCTTCGCAAGATGTGGGGGAATGTGGATCGCCAGAAGTGGAACTGCAGCAGCCTCAATCGGCCCTCGATCTGTGTAAGACAGGTCGAACCGATGGAGTTGGATGGTCGGCCGGTCATCCATGGCAAAGGCAGAGTCGCCCGGATAGTTTCGGCCGCCGCCTGCAAGACGGGTTGGACCCTGCTGGAAGCCCTTCTCGAGAGTACCCGACGTGGAGACAGTTCGCCGAGAGCCGCTTGCGTTGGGTCGCATCCGATAGACTGCAACCATCGTCTCCGGGGCCTGGCGTAGAGCTTCTCCCAGCGTCACAAGCATTCCAGTAAACTGAGCGGTATCTCGAGGATCTTCTAATTTGTACTCCGCAAGCATGTCGATGACTGCAGAAATTGGCACCTCCCGCGCGACGAAGTGCCTTTGGCTGTCCTCAATCGACTGGTGTGTCACGGTATCCTCGGCGAAATTGAACGCCTGAGCAAAGGCTTCGAGGAGTTCTGCATTTGAAGTGCGCAGGTCCTTGGAAATGAGCGCGCCCTTCTGCTGAGCCCAACCGCCCGCACGGGTTGCTCTGAAAAAGTTGTCCGACACAACATTCCGCCGGCAGGGTTGGAGGCTGTTGTCGAGAATGAATCGGCGTCGCCACTTGTTGAGGCCGCCCGTCTTCGTTTCCAAGACTTTCAGTTCGTGCCGCATTAGGTTTTCGTGTTCTACATAGCCTTCGAATGCCGACCGTGTGATTGCTTCGAGCCAGATACGGCAGATGCCTAGATACTTTCGCTTATATCCGAAGAAGCGCGCCCGCTGCTGAAGCGTGTCAGCGTTTCCTACACCGACGCCACGGGGCATGTAGGTAACCGTCAGAAGGTCCACCGTGAAACCCCTGTCGACAGCTTGCCCACCGACCAGAATCCAGCCCTCAGCGTCACGCCAGTTGATCTCCGGCGTTCGCGGACGACCATTCGTGTTGAATTCGATGATTGTGGTCTGCCGGAGGGCCCGTGGCAGCTTTGTGACCACATCCTCGAACGAAGGCAGTTCCGCGTCCGTGGTCGCGAGATGGTCGTAGGCCGCTCGGAAATCCTCGACCAATTCGATCCTGTCGGGGTCCGCTTCAGGCTGACGGAGCGCGTCGAGCCACGTGGCCTTGGCTGCGGACACCCACTGCACGACCTGCCTGTGGTCTGCGCGTAAGCGCGACGGATGGATAAGCATTGAGCGACGTCGCCGATCGCGGATCAGGCTGGCTGCGAGGCCCACAAAGAAAACACGCACTGCTTCCAGCATGCTTTCTGGAGGATCGTTGCCTGGCGCAATGTCCTGCGGCGGGATGTCTCTGATGTACGGAGAACCAGGAGCGAAAAACTCTTGGCCACCGACGTAATCTGCCCCGGGCTCAAGAACTTTGGGGAAATCAGGGGACAAGACGTCCGCGATGTTAATCAGCAGAGGCGCCTGCGGCGTGGCGGTGTATTGAAGATAGGTGTGGCAGGGCAGTGCATCACGAAGTTCGCGGAGCCTAGTGTAGGTGGAACTCTCGCCACCCTGCTGGACACGCGTGTTGAGGCTGGCTTGGTCGGCCTCGTCGTCAACAACAAGGACTGGCACGCGCCTGAGGTCCAGCTTACGTAGTAGCTTGGTAAGGCTTTCGAGCCGCTGCCGCTGCTTCAGCACGGTCACGATGAGCGTTGGACGTTCATCATCCTCGAGTTCATCGTTCTGCCATGCTTCGATGGCCTGCCGGATGGATTGCTCGTCGTGAGCGTCGTTGGCCTGGACGTTCTTCTGAATCTTCCACGAAGGAAGCCCTTCACCAGCGTTGACGTTCAGATCCTTCTCGAGCCGCTCGTGCGACTGGTTGAGAAGATTCACTTTCGTCCCAGCGATAACGATGACCAACGGGAACCCGTTGTCACGCGCAAGCCCGATAACAGTAGTGAACGACATGGTCTTGCCGCTCTGTACGTTTCCAACCACCAGCCCAGTTGCTGAACCGTTCGGGTCACGAGGATTCACACCACGACCAAGAATTTCGGCCGCATCCGCAATGAGCCTTGCCTGTGATGCCGCGTCGACACCGCTTCGTCGGACTACACTGGTTGCCTCCTCTCCCTGGACGGGCACCCACTTCATCTGTGGATTTGGCGGGGATGCGGAAAGTGGGATTGCTTGTGCCGGGTGCGCGGCCGTCGCGTCACTGTCTTGGGTCATGCTCGTGACAAAGCCTCTCGCAGGATTTCGTTTACGTTACGCCGGATGGTGCCTGCCAATTTTACGCCAGCTCGACGGGCCAGTTTTTCCGAAACGGCGATCGCAGAGCCGACTCGGACTAGAGCCTCGATGTTACTGGGGTCCGTTTGTGCAAATAGAACCATGAATGGGTGAGCCATCGCGAGACGGATCTCGAGCTTCTCCGCACCACCTTCGGAGGACTGCTGATCACTCACGGTAAGCCAATCACCTTCGGCAGGATCATCGGAAAGCTCGATGTGAATGACCCAGACTTGCCCTCGGAATTTCACTGTTAACTCGCGCGTAGCTAGCGTCGGCTGCGGCTCCAACGGTTCCTTTCGGGTTTCGACCGGTATGGCATCTGAGACCCGTTGGAGCACATCCGGAATGGACTCTTCGATAACCTTTGTGGTCCGATCCAGCGCTTTGCTAGCGGCGGCTGCGCGGTCAGCTTTTGCCGCCCGTGCCTGATAGCTGTCGGCCTGCTTAAGAAGAGGCAGATCAGCGCTGTCTAGGTGCTCTCGGAGCAGATCGAGAAAAGGCTGCTCGTCGTCGTCATTCCAACGAAACCCGTCCTTTGTATGGCTCACCTCGAACCCATCGAGTTCCAATTCCCCGAATAGGCGCAGATGGCGGAAGCTTCCTGGGAGCTGGAAGATGTGGTGGGGGCGGTAGCCATCCTCGCCACTTCCTTGGATAAGCCTACCACGACGGAAAAGGGCGAAACCCGAACGAGCGTGACTTCCAGGGTCGCGAAGGGCCGCAAATCCCTTCACTGTCTGCCCCTGTCCGAGGTCGAACGAAATTTCCTTCGTCCACATTCTGGGCTTGCCGCCTTCTTCTCGAGCGTAGGGAGCAACAAGGATGTTAGGCGGTTCATAGACGCACGGGTCGCCGTTGAAGCGCAGCTCGAGAGTGCCGTTTCTGACGAATACGCGGTAGATATCGGTAAGGTGTTCTCTGATCTTTCCGATGGTCCTTTTCACCGGAATATGGTGAAGGCCCTCCAGCACGATCTCGGTGTAGTGGGCGTCCGGCGCTGCAGGCGCTTCATGGATGTCGAGTTCCTCGATGTCGTCATTGACGATCCGGGCAATATCGAACTTGACAGTGCGCTCTACGGTTTCACCGACGGCCTTCGTCCGTACGCGCCAATGGCTAGAGAACCAGCATGCCGCACTCTTCATGCCCATGCCGAACTCGCTCAGGCCCGATGCATCCAGCGGCACGACGGCGGGACGAAATGCCCGCGGAAACTCCGATCCGGCGATGCCCGCCGCGTTGTCTCGTATCGTGATCCGGCCAGGTGGCGCGGAATCGATCTCGATGGAAACCCGCAATCGCTTGGAGCCGCCGTCAGCCAGTTCCAGTCGCTCACGGTTAGAGAGGTAGCTTTGGATTGCATTGTCTACGAATTCGGCCAACGCAAACCATGGCTTGTAGTTCAAGTAGCGGAGAACCGCGAGAACACTCACGCCGGGCCGAATATCGACTGTAGTCACCGACAAATGGCGGCCTCCTCTTAACCTAACGCAGGCGCCTAGGCCGCCGACACTAGTTCCCTAGCAGTCTTCTCGTCTTGGACTTTTCCGCCAAGAGGCGGCTCCTGTGAACTTTGGAGGCTTGGCCCAGGAAGCAAAGCCTTTGCAACCGCAGCAATGACATCGACATTCACGGCGTTGCCAAGTGCCTTGTGCGCGGCAGCCTGGTTTTCAGGGAGATGCTTTAGCTGCCCCATGCTCTGAAGCCGAGCGCATTCGCGCATCGTCATGTACCGGCGCTCCCAAGGAATCACGGGAACCTGACTTGTCGTTAGGGCAACAAGGGAAGGTGCAGCTGTGGGTCGCTTTGCTCGAATACCCGACGCCCTAAACTGGATGACCGACTGCCAAAGGTCGCGCGGTCCGCCTTTCCAGTTCCACTCTAGCTTTTGAAAGCTAGGTGCGAAGTCCATGATCCTCGGAAGCCAGGGGTCAATAATGGCTTTGTGGCGGACGTAGAAGTCCCTGTTCTGCCGGATGAAGTTCTTCTTCCAGTCCGGAAAATTGAGAACCTGATCTCGTGCATAGGAGGGGAGTGCCGCCTTCACAGTCTCGTTTTTCAAGCCTTTAAGCGAGTGACCGAGCGCCCCCGTTAATTCGCCAAGTCGGGCGAGCCCGACAGCATGAGGCGTTCTATCGAGATAAGGGTATGTTGCGCCGAACTCCATTGCCCATATCGGGAATGATGGCAGTTGTTCATCGCTCGGTAGAGCATCAATGAGCGATTGCCACGTTTCAAGATATTGAATGAAGCGAGGGCCAAGCGGTCGAGCATCTTTTGGATTCTCGTCGAGAACGCTCTTAATCGAGACTTGGTCAAGTTGGTGGGTCGGCTCAGGCCATGAAAAATGCCTGAGTCCTGTCCTGGATCCAACGATGATTGCTCGCTCTCTTACTTGAGGCACGCCAAACATGAACGGTGAGAGCTTTTTTTTGTCGACTTCATATCCTAGCTCTTCGAGCCTCACCTTGATTTTTTGCCATGTCTTCCCGCTGTCATGCCGCAAAAGATTAGGCACATTTTCAATGAGCAGATAGGAAGGCTTGTGCTTGTCTAATATTTCAAGAACGTAATTGAACAAATCACCCCACTGCGGGCAATCAAAACCAAGTTGCTCACCAGCTTTGGAAAACGGCTGACACGGGAACCCAGCACATAGGATGTCGTGGGGCGGCACATCACCAATCGCTTCACGGATATCGCCGTGCGGACGAATGCCAAAGTTCTTTTCGTAGAGGTCGGCTAGCCCGCTATTGAGTTCTGAGGCAAATACACAGGTGTGTCCAAGACGCTCAAGCGCTTGATGGAAACCACCCAAGCCCGCGAAGAGATCGACAAATTTCAAGTTTCCCATGGCTCATTTATCCAAGGGAAGAGCGAGTTGGCGCGCAGCGTGCTTCTCCAGCAAGTCCTTAACCGCGACACTCAATATGTACTGCAAAGATAGAGGCGGACGGTGGCCCTCAGCCAAGGCGCGCAGGGCATCGTAGTCTTCCAACTCGAGCGAGATGGTCAAACGCTTCTTTGTACTGGACATGACCACACCGCACCTGTTTGCACCAGATTGCACCAACATGTCCATCTTGTCGATCCTTGATTGCCCTCCCATGATCAAACCCTGAGTGCAACATGCCTTCGAACGAAGGCATCGTTCATCAGCCATACGAAGCCAACTCCTCATCCTAGTTGATCCTGCTGTTCCCGCCATTCCAAGGGGAAAGGCTTCAGCGCCCGTTCCAGCGACACATCCCGCCCCTGCGTGCCGCAAACTATCGCTTCCACGATGTCGGGCGAGAGCAGTGTCAGGCGCAGGATGCGGGTCATATAGGACGTCGCGATCCCCTCTCGCTCGGCCAGCTCAGCGATGGTGGCGAACTCGCCCGATTCCAGCATCTTCTTCCAGCGGAACGCGCGGGCCAGAGCTTTGACGAGCGTGCCGTCTGCCCGCCGCGGTTGCGTGGCGCCTTCCGGCATCTGCATCTCCTTCCGCCCGCCACGCTTAACGATCCGGAACGGCACGTGGAGCGTCACGATGTCGGGGATGGGCGCGCCGCGTGTCATGCTGCGGCCTCGATATCGCCGGCCAGCATCTCGCGTGCGAGCCCTCCAAGGCCGTCCATCCGGAGCCGGAAGCTGAGCCCTTCCGGGCCAATGTCCACACGCTCGACCAGCAGCGCCACAATGCGCGCCTGCTCAGCGGGGAACAGTTCGTCCCACAGCGGATCGAGCTTCTGGAGGGCCGCACTGGCGTCGGCCTCGGTGATGCCGTCGGCGTGGACGCGCGCCGCCTTCCATGTCCCCGCGACGATTTCCGGCTGGCGGAACACGGCGCGCAGCTGGTCGATGACGGCGACCTCAATCTCGCCTGCGGGCACGCGACCAACCGGACACGCCCCAGCTCCATGCTTCAGCACCGTCTGGCTGACATAGTAGCGGTACAAACGCCCGCCCTTGCGGGTGTGGGTCGGCGAGAAGGCTGCGCCATCGGGCCCAAACAGCAGCCCCTTCAGCAGCGCGGGTGTTTCGGCGCGGGTGCGCGCGGCGCGCTTGCGCGGGCTTTCCTGCAGGATGGCGTGGACGCGGTCCCATGTCTCGCGGTCGATGATGGCTTCGTGTTCGCCGGGGTAGCTGTCGCCCTTGTGCACCGCCTCGCCGAGGTAGGCGCGGTTCGAAAGCATCCGGTAGAGGTACTTCTTGTCGATCTGGTTGCCGCGCGGCGTTCCGAGGCCTCGCGTGCCGACCTCGCGGGCCAGCAGCGTGCAGGATCCGATCTCGATGAAGCGGTCGAAGATCCAGCGCACATGCGCAGCGGTGGTCTCGTCAACAAGCAGCTTCCGGTTTTCCACTCGGTAGCCGAAGGGCGGCACACCGCCCATCCACATCCCCTTCTTCCGACTGGCGGCGACCTTGTCGCGGATTCGCTCGGCCGTCACCTCCCGTTCGAATTGGGCGAACGAGAGCAAAATGTTCAGCGTCAACCGCCCCATGGACGTGGTGGTGTTGAACGACTGTGTGACCGAGACGAAGGTCACGCCGTTCCGGTCGAACACCTCGACCAGTTTGGCGAAGTCGGCCAGCGAGCGGCTGAGGCGGTCGATCTTGTAGACCACCACCACATCGACCAGCCCGTCCTCGATGTCGGCCATCAACCGCTTCAGGCCGGGGCGTTCCAACGTGCCGCCCGAGATGCCGCCGTCGTCGTACTGATCGCGGACGAGCACCCAGCCCTCGGACCGCTGGCTGGCGATGAATGCTTCGCAGGCCTCGCGTTGGGCGTGGAGGCTGTTGAACTCCTGTTCGAGACCTTCCTCGGAGGATTTCCGGGTGTAGACCGCGCAGCGGAGCTTGCGGACGACGGACTTCGTCATGTCCGCCCCCTGTGGTTCTTGAGGCCGAAGAACACCCAGCCGTTCCAGCGGGTGCCGGTGATGGCGCACGCGATGGCAGACAGCGACTTGTATGGCCGCCCCTGCCACTCAAAGCCTTCGGCGGTGACGGTCACGATATACTCGACGCCCTGCCATTCGCGCAGTAGCCGGGTGCCGGTGATGGGACGGTCGCGGTCGAGGCGGATGCCGCGCTTCTTCTTGTCGCCGCCGTCCAGTTCCTCGCCCAGCCGTTCCAGCCGCCGGACGGTCTCGGGTTTCAGCCCGCCATAGGCGAGTTCCTGGATGCGGTAGGCAAGGCGGGATTCAAGGTAACGGCGGTTGAACAGCGGCGGCTCGCTGTCGAACAGGTCGCGCCACTGCTTCTTCAGATCTGGTGTTGGCGTGGTCTTCAGCGCGGCCAAGCGCGCGGGGATGGGGTCGTGCGTCGTCATGCGGTCTCCGTTGGGTTCGGGGGTGCATGACGGCATCGGTCGGCTCGATAGTGTAGGCGAATTTCTCCGTTTCTGTCAGAAGGTTCGCCCCGGCCGCGCTGCGTAAGCCGGACCAGCCCGATAGCGAGCAAGGCGCACAGTTCGGTGCGGCGTTCGGCAGCGGTCATCTGGTCGGGTGGCAATGGATTGGGGCGTTTCATGCTGGCAAGTCCATGATGGCTTGCACTGCCTCTACTCATCTGGCGGAGTAACCGTCCCACGGCCGTCAAGATCGCGCGAAGTCAGCGGCTCGGACTCGACTCGAGGTTGCCTGATCGGGTTGAACATAATCAGAACTTCAAGCAATCCCTGCCGCCCAGATACGAGCATTCGAAGTGCCAATTAGGGCGCTTGTGCTTGTAGTGCGGCCAATGCGGCCTGCGGGTGGCTGAGTGAGCCCGCGATCGGAACAGTTGGTGTCAAGAGGAGAGCATATGGCGAAAAGGATCCGCAACTTCATCGATCGGGCGTTTTCGCGGACCGTCGATCTTAAAATGCTGCATCGCCTTCTCAGCCCCTATCTCGAACAGATCGGACTGGATTGGGCTACGTTGCCCACTGGCGATCCCAAACGGCGCGAGGCGATTTTCAATCTGTTTGCCAAGGCCGACTTGAGGTTTCCGGCACCGCTTCAGTTCGCCCTCTATAACATTTCCACGCTGTCCACGGATGCGGGCGCCCGGTTCATCCAGGAGATCGCGACTGAAATGGGGGTAGACGTTCTGGCTGCCCACCGCATCGACGGTGCGCCTGACGACCTGCGCTTTACCCCGCGATTCATGGCCCTGGCCACATGGCTGGATCATCGGGTTGTTTTTGACAAGGCGCTGAGCGCGGCTGCATTCCTCACGCATACAACCAAACTCGAGCGCGACGCTGACCGAGAAGATGTCGAACCGAGGCACCATGAACAGGGGGTGCAAGACGCCTTTGCCGAAGCCGTTCGGACGCATTTCTTGGGACGTTACAATGGTCGTTACTGCGATGTTCGGTGGTTCGAGGATGAGGATCTGCTTCGCGTTCTGATCCTGCATGGCTCCAAACCTGAAACGAAGAACGTCGACCAGGGGGGCGCAGAAGACACCCTGAAGTTTCGGGAAATCGTCCAGTCGACGATCGAATTCGATCCGAGGCAGGGTTCTATCGCCGTCGGCTCGAAGTCGGCAACCGATGCCAAGACGCTGGTGAAGCTCTTTGGAGAGCATATCCTCGGGGACAAGGAAATCTTCGAGGCGTCTGCGAAGGAACAGCTTTACACGCTCGAGCCGCTTCAGCGGCAGGGCGCATCGTTCAAGTTTCACCTCGACGAAAGCGGAGACATCACCCACGTCGCCTTGCGCGAGGTTCGCGTCGATGAGGCGCAGGTCACAAAGACCGGGAGGCTGAAGCGTTCACCATGGTTCCTGACGCTCGGCGACACGGATAACGCGCTGAAACGCTTGAAGGTCGTCGCGCCGGAGATCGAGATCGATGACGTCCGGATTGTGCATGCCAAGATCGACGTGACGATCGAGGTTGAAGGCACAGAGACTGTGGTTCCGGTCACGATCCGGCCGCCGCGCACCGTCAGCATGCGCGACCATTCGCACGAACGGCTCATCCTTGAAATGCTCGAAGACAATGACATTCGCAAACGCCGCAGATCTGATCAGGCTGCTGCTGCGGCAGAGTGATCGCCATCCGGTCCGTGCCATCGGCGCGGCGGAGCTGGAACCCTATGATCCTCGCTTCCACCGGTCGCTGCGGAACTTGGGAGTTCTGGTGCCGCGAATAGACCTGCCCGACGATGGCGGCTCGGTGTTTGGGGTCATCGAAGGATCCCTGATTGTCGTCGATCCAGAGACTGGCGAGTGCGAACGGCACGACGATGCGCTGGACATCCAGACTTTCGACATCGACGTCGCCGCCCTTTGTCGAGCGATCCGCGAGCAGTCCGGGCTGACCGGGCCGGGCCCGACGGCAATCTCCTCCAGGATATGGAGGCTGGGTCGCTATCAACAGCACGGTCGTGTTGCTGAAATCTGCCTCGTGCGGCGATTGCGAGAGGAAACAGCGCAAGAAATTCTGGACCATGTGCGAGGCGCGATCGACACCGAGACTTCGGTCGCTCTCGTCAGTCTTGGGAGCAGCGAGGTGCCGACTGTGGTCGCGCGTCAACTGGATCGCCTTCGCATGACAGTGTCCTGCGCAGAAGACTTGCTGCGCGACGATCCAGTTCGTCCGTTTGCACTTGATTTTGGCCGGGTTCGCTTGGCCGCCGGAAAGCATGCACCAGATGCGCGGCTTCAGGTCGACCGTATCGGTCGGCGCGCAATCTGCGATGGAGTCGAGATTACCGTCGAACCGCGGGACTTCTATGCGTTGGTTCTGCTCGCGGAGGAGGCCATGGCTGCTGGCGGTTGGGTATTGCGAGACAGCATCGCAGCAGCACTTCAGTCCAGCACCAGAAAAGATAGCAACCTCGAGCAGGTTGATCGATGCATCAACCGGCTGCGCACTGCATTCAAGAGGCAGGCCGTCTCGACAGACGCGCCGACGAAGGCGTTCATTGAGACGAAGCCGAAGGTCGGCTACCGCCTGACCTTCGTATCCTCCGAAATCGCCTTCATCGCCTAGATCCGTTCGCCGGTACCGGGAGGTTTTTGGGAGGTTTTCCGGAGCAGTCCGAGAGATAAACAATTTCAGCATGTTGCACGGTCGGGTCGTGAACGCAAACGACCAGGATCGAACGACATGCACCCACCCATTTCCCCCGACGACCTTGCCACACTGATCGACGAAGGGGCCATCGCCGCGCGCCGTCTGCATCGCAAGCTCAAGCTGCCCGCCGCCGATCTCGACGATCTCCGCCAAGACTTGCTGGTCGACCTGATCTGCCGGTTGCCGGGTTTCGACGCACGCCGCGGCGGCATCGGCGCTTTCGCCAACATCGTCTTGCGCAACCAGTCCTCGCGCATCGCCATCCGTCATCACCGCCAGCGCCGCGCACAGGGTGGCACCGTGATTTCGCTGGACGCTCCCGTCTCCGCCGGCACCGAGCCGCTGGGTTGCGTGCTGGCGGAGGCCGACGGTCTGGCCGCCTGGCATGGTCAGGACCGCTCCGCCGTGGACGACGCCGAGACCCATCACGATCTCGCCCTGGCCCTGGGCGGTCTGTCTGAGGACACGCATGGCCTCTGCGCGGCACTCGGCACCTGCCCCGTGCCCGAAATCGTCAGCCGCACCGGCATCTCCCGCTCTGCTCTTTACCGCCACATCGCCCGCCTTCGGCTCGACCTCGCGATGCGCGGGTTCGGGGCGGAGTGGGACGGTTCCAAGGCGGCGTGAGTAGAGGACCGACATGGAGATGTTCGTCATGCACCCCACCGCCTTCATCCCGGCCAAGCCCCGGCCGCTCACCGATATCGAGTTCTGTGCCTGGATCGGTCAGGCCATGCCGGGGGACCGCCTCGAGTATCATCGCGGGTTCCTCGGCATCGATGCCACGGCGGTGATCTCGACCCTTCCGGAGCCGGATCGCCGCAGGCTCGGGGCGCTGGCCAGTGCCGCCCGCCGCGCCTTCGAGGCCGCGCTGGTGCATCTGGTACAGGTCCGGGTCGGCCCAGACCGCTTTGCCTATCTGGCCATCGCGCGGACCAAACCGCGCCATGCGCCGATCCCGCTTTCCCAACTCATCGCGACAGAGGAGGCCGCCTGATGCGCGCCGTGCTTGCCTGGATCGGGGATTGGCTCCCGCCGTCCCTCTACTTCGCCATCGCCGGGAAATCGGCCGAGACCGCGAAAACGGAGCCTCAGCCCGCCCGGCTGCCGAACCTGATGACCCGGTTGCGCCGTGCCTTCCACAGCCTGGACGACCTGCCGGATGCGATCCCTGCGCCCTGGCGCGAGGGGAACGAGACCGAGCCGTTGCTGATCGAGATGGCGACCATCGACGACATCGCCTTCGCCGTCGTGGCGGCGAATGCCGACGTGTCGGCCGCAATCCGCCGCTCCTCGGCGCTCGAACGGCTCCACCGCCTGGCCCGCGAGGCCGGGGCTCTCGGCACGGACCGCGCCGTTGACGCGGCCCTGAAGCGGGAGGGGCGCTGATGGCCATGCCGTTCCCAAGCACCGATGCGCCGAGCGAGGGGCGGGCCGGCAACATGCCGACGTTCGATGACCTCGACCGGCTGTCCATCGGCGAGATCGCCGACATGCCGCCTGCGCTGCTTCTCGCGTTGCAGGACGAAGCAGCGGCCGAGACCGCCCGGGTCAAGCGCCTGAGGGACCGTTTCGAGGCGGCACTTGCGCAGCGCTATGGCGCGGCGACCGAGGCCGAGCGTTCCGCTCAAGGCAAGACCTCCGGCACCGTCCGGATCGAGGATGCGGGCGTGGTGGTGATCGCCGATCTGCCGAAGAAGGTCACGTGGGATCAGGACCGGCTGGCCGCGATGGCGACCCGGATCCGCGAGTCGGGCGACGACCCGACCCAGTACCTCGAGATCGCCTATCGCGTGCCGGAACGCCGGTTTGGGGCCTGGCCCGACGCCATGCGCGAGGGCTTCGCCGCCGCCCGGTCCGAGACCACCGGCAAACCCGTGTTCCGGCTCGAGACCCGAGACCGGTGACGCGCGGCGGCGGGACGCCCGAGCGGCAACGCCGGGCAGGTTCCCCTTCGGCACCCGGTCACCCCCGCCGCCGCGCCCTTTCAATCCTTCGGAGAACCCCATGGCCTTCCGCATCATCACCGCCGACGAACGCCTCTCGGCCGCCGAGAACAAGACCTCGCTCGCCATCTTCGGCCCGCCCGGCGTGGGCAAGACCACGCTTCTGAAGTCCCTGCCTGCCGAGGAAACCGTCTGCCTCGACCTCGAGGCCGGGATGAAGTCGGTGCAGGACTGGCGCGGCGCGTCGATCCCGGTGCGCAGCTTCACCGATTTCCGCGATCTTGCCGTGCTGATCGGTGGGCCGGACCCCGCGCAGCATCCGCAGTCCTGGTACGGGACCGAACGGCATGTGTGGCTGCAGGCCCAGCACCGCGACAGCGGCATCGAGGCCTTCCTTGCCGCGCGCCGCATCGTCTTCGTCGACTCGATCACCGATCTGACGCGGCAGGCGATGGCCTATGCCCGCCAGCAGCCCGAAGCCTTCTCGGATCGGACCGGCAAGCCTGATGTCCGAGGCGCTTACGGTCTTCTGGGGCGTGAGGTCATTCAGGCGCTCAAGCACCTCCAGCATGCGCGCGGCAAGACCGTGATCTTCGTCGGCGTGCTGGAAAAGGTGACCGACGACTTCGGCACCGTCACCTGGCAGCCGCAGATGGAAGGCAGCAAGGCCGGGCGTGAGTTGCCGGGCATCGTAGACCAGGTCGTCTCGATGCACCTATTCGCCCGCGACGCCGAAGGCGGCTGGGTGCTGGACGAGACCGCCACCGACCGCCGCCTTGTCTGCAAGTCCGGCAACCCCTGGGGCCTTCCCGCCAAGGACCGGTCTGGCCGCCTAGACCTGACCGAACCGCCCGACCTTGGCGCGCTGCTCGCCCGGACCGACGGTCGCGCGCCCCATCACCCCGCTTTCGCCTCCTGATCCCTGAAAGGACATGATCCCATGAGCTACGATCTGAACGACGCCCAGCCGCAGATGGCCCCCATTGGCGAACTGATCCCCGACGGCACCTTCGCCAAGGTGCGGCTGACCATTCGCCCCGGTGGCGTGAACGGCGCGACCCCGGCGGATGCGGGGCTTCTGAAGGCTTCGCAGTCCAGCGACGCCCGCATGCTCGACTGCGAGTTCACCGTCGTCGACGGCCCCCATGCCCGCCGCAAGTTCTGGCAGAGCTTCACCGTGGCGGGCGGCAAGCTGGACGAGAAAGGCCAGTCCATCGGCTGGAAGATTTCGAAATCCACCTTTCGCGCCATCGTGGACAGCGCCCTTGGCCTTGATCCCAGGGACGAAAGCCCCGCCGCCAAGGCCAAGCGGGTTCTGCCCGGTCTGCGGCATCTGGAGGGCATCGTCTTCGCCGCCCGCATCATGGTGGAGCCCGCCTCCAACCCGCAGTACCGCGACCAGAACCGCATCGCCAACGTCGTTCTGCCCGACGAGCTGCACCATGCCGCCATCATGCGCGGCGAAACCGTCCCGCCCGACCCGGTCAACGCCCCGCCGCGCAAGGCCGCGAGCGTCGCGGCGCCGGGCTGGCAGGCCCCGGCACAGGCCTGGGGCGCGGCGCAACCGTCGCCTGCGGCGCCGAACTGGGGCGCGACACCGCAGCCCGCGTCGGCACCGGCGCCCGCCTGGGGGTCGCAGAACGCCCCGGCCGCTCCGCCCACGCCGCAGGCCCCCGCACCCGCTGCGCCGGGTACCCCCGCCATGCCCGCGTGGCTCAATGGCTGAGGAGCGGAGGAAGCGGCGGTCGGGTGGGTCGGTGCGATCCACCACCGCCGAGCCCGATGGGGCTGGGCCGGGCGACCGGCCCATGACCCCCGACGAATGGCAGGCGCATGTGACGCGCGCCGCCGCGCTGGAGATCGGAACATGGCTCGAGGCCCGAGGAAAACTGCACCAACCCATCGCAAGCCTTACCCTCGGCGACCTCGAGGCCATGGCGGTGAACGCCATCTCGCGCTGGATCGTGATGCAGTCGGAACGGCTTCACCGGCAGGACTGGCCAAAGGACGACCCGATCGCGACGCTCTTGCTCGGGTGACGATCTGCGCCGTCTGCGCCCGGGAGGCCCGCGGCTTCGGTTACCTCCACCGGCTCCAGCACGACCGCTACCCCTATCACCGCTTCTGCTGGCTCCGCTGTCAGGACGTGGGCAGCGCAATCGCCCAAAGGAACAATGGCATGATCGACAAGACCGCCCGCGAGGCACAGGCCATCCGCGACGCCCGGGTGCTGTTCGCCGAAGCGCTGACCGACCTCGGCCTGATGGCGCCCTTCTTCAACCGCACCGCCGCCGACATCGACCGTCTGATCGAAGCGGCCGTGACCGGCTACGTGGACAGCATGCTGGCACAAGGCGCGCGCAAGGAGCGGACCGGCACGGCCCATGACGATCCGATTCCGTTCTGAGAGGGCCGTCATGATCGATCTGAACGACGAGACCACCCCCTGGACCGACCTCCTCGCCGCCGCGACAGCTAATGCCATCACCGACTTCGAGGTCGAGTTCTGCGAGAGCCTGCGCCAGAAGCTGGCGACATTCGGCGCGCGTGCCCGGCTGACAGAGGCCCAGCATCACAAGCTGACCTGCATCGCGCAGGCTGGCGGGTTCTGGGAGCGCGACCAATGATCGACCTGAACCACGGCTCGGGCTGCATCTACGGTCAGGATGCGCCGCGTCCACCGATCGCCACGGCCGTCTCATCCGCCATCGATGCGGCCCTGACGGCGCGCAATCGCGCTGAGCGCCCCCGCACCTATGTCAGTTCCTCGGGGCTGGGGCGCGACTGCCTGCGACAGATCCAGTATGACTTTCTCGCGGAGCCCAAGGACAAGGGCCAGGAGTTCGAGCCGCGCATCCTGCGGATCTTCGAGGCTGGCCACCGGGCCGAGGACATCGTCGCGGGCTGGTTCCGGATCGCAGGGTTCGACCTGCGCACGGAACGCCCCGATGGTCGCCAGTTCGGCTTCGAGGCCATGGCGGGCCGGTTCAAGGGCCATATCGACGGTTGCTTCGTCTCGGGCCCCGTCGCGATGGAGTACCCCGCCCTTTGGGAGAACAAGGCGCTCGGCGCTTCCAGTTGGAAGGATGTGGTCAAGCGCGGCGTCAGCATCGCGCGTCCCGTCTATGCCGCGCAGATCGCGCTCTATCAGGCCTACATGGATCTGCCCAACCCGGCGCTGTTCACCGCGCTGAACCGCGACACGATGGAATTGCACGCGGAACTCGTCCCGTTCGATGCCCGCCTCGCGCAGGAGATGTCGGATCGGGCCGTCACGGTCGTGCAGGCCTCGGCGGCAGGCGAATGGTTGCCCCGGATGGCGACCGAGCCCACGGCGGTCGTCTGCCGGGGCGGCATGGCCGGCGGCAAGTGGCACGCGCCCTGCGCATGGGCGGGGCGGTGCTGGAGGGGCGGCGGTGTCTGACTTCGTCCCCTCGGCCGCGCAGGCCGCCGCCATCGCCGAAGTCCGCGACTGGTTCGAAAACCGCACCGGATCGAGCCAGGTGTTCCGGCTCTTCGGCTATGCCGGGTCGGGCAAGAGCACGGTCCTGAAGTTCGCCCTCGACGACCTTGGACTGTCACCCCATCGCAGCGCCAAGGACGGCCGTTGCGTCCCGGGCGTCGTGACCGCCACCCTCACCGGCAAGGCTGCGCTCGTGCTGACTCGCAAGGGCACGCCCGCGCGCACCATCCACAGCCTGATCTATTCGGTGATCGAAGCGACCGAGGAAGAAATCGCCGCCGCTGCCGCCAAGGTTCAGGAGGCCGAGAGCGCCGCACGCAGGCTGACCGGTTTCGACCGGACCGCGGCCGAAGCCGGGATCGAGGCGATGCGTCAGGCGCTGTCCGCGATGAAGCATCCCCGCTTCGCCCTGAACCCGCAAAGCGATGCCGCGGATGCGCGGCTGATCGTGCTGGACGAAGTGTCGATGGTGGGCGAGGAGATGGCCCGCGACCTGATGAGTTTCGGCAAGCCGATCCTCGTGCTGGGCGATCCCGGACAGTTGCCGCCGATCAAGGGCGAAGGGGCCTTCACCCGGGACGCCCCCGACGTGATGCTGACCGAGATCCACCGCCAGGCGGCCGAGAGCGCCATCATCCGTCTCGCCACGATGGCGCGTATGGGGGAACCCATCGGCTTCGGGGTTTACGACGCCCATGTCGCCAAGCTGCGCAAGGGCGACATCACGCCGGACCAGGCGCTGCGCGGCGGGCAGCTGATCTGCGGCCTGAACGCGACGCGCTTCCAGCTGAACAACGCGATGCGCGCGGCGGCCGGGCTGGGCGGGACATATCTTCCCACCGGCGGGGCGGAAAAGATCATTTGCCTGAAGAACGACAACTCGCTCGGTCTGATCAACGGCATGTTCCTGACCCTTGAGGATATCGTCGACGAGGGTAGCCTCTACTTCTCGGCCGTGGTGCATGACGAAGACGGACGACGTGTCACGCCGTTCGACAGCGACGGCCGTCCAGGCCGGTTGCACATCTACAAGGGGCATTTCGAGGATCACGTCGCCTATGATGCCAAGCGCCATGACCGCGACTGGCGAGAAAAGCGCAAGCTGACCGAGGCGACCTTCGGCTGGGCGATCACCGCCCACAAGGCGCAAGGGTCACAGTGGGAGAACGTGATCGTCTGGGACGACGGGCTTGGTCGCAGCGAGATCGACCGCCGCCGCTGGCTCTATACCGCCATCACCCGCGCCGAACGCGGGCTCGTCCTCCTGGCGTGAGGGGGCGCGATGATCGATCTCAACGACATCGCCATGCCGAAGGCACGCCACGATCTGGCCGCCGTGAAGGATCGGCTTGCCGCGACCGCAGGCGACTGGCTCCCCGGCATCTTTCCGGAGGCGCGGCTGGCGCGCGACCGTCGCTCCTTGCGTTGTGCCGACCTGTCCGGCCGCCCGCCGCGCAAGGAAGGGTCGTGCACCATCCACCTTGACGGGCCCTATGCGGGCTGGGGCTTCGACTATGCGACCGGCGAAAGCGCCGGGCCCATCGATCTGATCGCGCAGGCGACGGGGCTAAGCGACGGCGCGCTCTTCGACGAAGCGGCGCGGATTGCCGGGATGGATCGCCCCGCACCTCGATCCTTGCCGCGCCCGAAGCCCGACCATTCAACGGAGGTTGTCCGGCTGGTCGATGGCGCGCAGCCACTCTCCAGAACCGTGGGCGAGGCATACCTGCATGCGCGCGGCCTTGCGAACCCGGGCTGCCCGGACCTTCTCTTCCACCCCGACCTGCCGGATTTCGACACGCGGCGTGGATGGCCGGGGCTGATCGCATTGCCTCGACTAGCGGACGGAACCCGTGCGCCGGGCATCCACAGGACCTTCCTTTTGGACGATGGCAGTGCCAAGGGCCCGGCTGGCAAGAAGATGCTGGGATCGGTGGCCGACGCGGCCGTGCGCCTGTTCGCCATGCCTACGGACGGCCACGTTGGCATTGCCGAGGGCATCGAGACCGCCCTGGCAGCGCATGCCCTGTTCGGGACCGCCGTCTGGGCGGCCCTGTCCGCGGATGGCCTCGCGCGCTTTCGCTGGCCCGAGGGCACGACACGGGTCACGATCTATGCCGATGCTGGCGATGCCGGTCGTCAGGCGGCCGCCATGCTCTCGGACCGGCTGAACCGGGCCGACATTCCGAACGAAATCGTGGTCCCGCTCCATGGCGACGACTTCAACGATGATCTGCTGCGCGGGGCGCGCGCCGAGGACTACGGCCCGCGTCAGGGGCTGCCGACCGAAGACCCGTCCGCCGCGATGGATCGCTTGACATCTGCTGGCGACACTATCGCTGATCTGGTGGCCGCAGCAGATGCACTGACCAACCCGCCCGATATCTCCGCCCTTGGCGAACTTCTCGGCCGTATTGCCCTCGCGCGGCTGGACCCGCTGCCCGCGCGCCAGATCCTTGCCCGCATCAAGACCACGACCGGCATCGCCATGTCGATCCTCGACAAGCAGCTGATCGAACTGGTGAAGCGCGTGAACGTCTCCGGCGATCCCCATGCGCGGATCGCCAAACCGGCCTGGTTCAACCGCCTGCGACAGGATCTGGTCGGGACGCCCGAGCGCAACGAGGCCAATGTCATCATCGCACTGACGTCCGACGTCGCTTTCGCGGGCGTGTTGGCCTTCGACGACTTCTCGCAGGAGATCGTTGTCCGCCAACCGCTTCCGTGGGATACCGCGACCGGCCCGTTTCCCCGTCCGTGGGAGGATGCCGACGATGTCCGGACCGCTGAATGGCTGCAGCTGCGCGGGGTCAATGTCGCGCCGCTTGTCGTCGGTCGTGCCGTCGGCGCCGTCGCCCGCGAACACCGCATCCATCCTGTCCGCGACTGGCTGGAACACCTCCGCTGGGACGGCACGCCCCGGATCGAGACCTGGACCAGTACCTATCTCGGCGCTGCCCCGACCCCGTTCCATCATACCGTCGGCGCGCTCTGGCTCATCTCGGCCGTGGCACGCATCTTCCGCCCCGGTGTGAAGGCCGATCACATGCTGATCCTCGAAGGCCCGCAAGGCGCGCGCAAATCGACAGCCATCAAGGTTCTGGCGGGCGAGGACTGGTTCACCGACGAGTTGCCCGAGCTTGGGTCCAAGGATGCCGCCATCCACATGCAGGGCGTCTGGATCGTGGAAATCGCCGAACTCGACGCCATCGGCCGGGCCGAAGTCTCGCGCATCAAGGCCTTCCTGACCCGCACTACAGACCGCTTCCGCCCGCCCTACGGTCGCTACACGGTCGAGGTCCCGCGCCAATGCGTCTTCGCCGGAACCGTGAACCCGGACACCTACCTGCGCGACGAGACCGGCAATCGCCGTTTCTGGCCGCTTCGCTGCGGGACCATCGACATCGCGGCGCTGGCCCGCGACCGGGATCAGATCTGGGCCGAAGCCGTCCATCGCTTCCGCGAAGGCGCGATCTGGTGGATCGACGATCCGGCGATCCTTGCCGAAGCTACCGCCGCACAAGAAGCACGCTATCAGGCGGATGCCTGGGACGCCCGTATCGATCGGTGGCTGACCCACGACACCCGCAGCGTCAATCGCGGCCATGCGGGCTATGAGGATTGGCAGAATGAAGAGTTCGAACGTCCCGAGGCTATCCGCGACGTGTCTGTAGGCGAGATCCTTGAAGGTGCGCTCGGCATCGAGCCCGCGAAATGGACGAAGGGCGATCAGATGCGTGTGGGGGCCTGGCTGAAGTCGCGGGACTGGGAGCGGTACCGCAGCGGCGCAGGTGCGACCCGCGAATGGCGCTATCGCAGGCCGCAGAGCGGCTGACATCGCGATGGCCAGTTCAGGCATCCAGGGGGCATCCATCCGGGTGCCCCTTGTCGTTTGGCCGCTGTCCCACTTCGCGGCGTGTCCCACTTCAAGCCCAAGGTGGGACAGAAAAAGCCATTTGAAATCAATCCTGTCCCACCTGTCCCACTTGGACCACCAACTTCTCTCTTTCTTATATGAAGCGTACATGTCCCGGCCGACCTCATTCTTCCTCATGCGACGTAGGGAAAAAGGTGGGACAAGTGGGACGGGTGGGACACGCCTTGTTTTGAAAAGGAAAATCTGACGTCCCACTTTGATCGATAAGTGGGACACCCCACGAGCAGGTGGGACAGAAGCATCGTCAGGCGCATTTTTCTTGAAAGGGCGCGCATGGCATGATTCCCTGCCAATGACCAAAGCCGAAGGCCCACGATTGATGTGAGCCTTCAACATGACGCCGACCACCGAGACAGCCGACCTGCACCTCGAACCGGGGTGCCTTTCCGCGTCCTGCATCCTTGCCCTCGACCTCGGGACGACGACAGGCTGGGCGATCCGCGACCATGACGGCCTGATCACCAGCGGCACGACCTCCTTTCGCCCCGGCCGCTTCGATGGCGGCGGCATGCGGTATCTCCACTTTGCCAACTGGCTGACCGAGATCGACCGACTGTCCGGGCCAATCGCCGCGATCTGGTTCGAGGAAGTCCGCCGTCATGTCGGTACCGACGCTGCCCATGTCTATGGCGGGCTGATAGCCACCCTGACGTCATGGGCTGAACTCCGCAGCGTGCCCTATGAGGGCGTTCCTGTCGGCACCATCAAGCGTCATGCCACCGGGAAGGGAAATGCCGACAAAGATGCAATGGTCGCCGCAGCGCGGGCCCGAGGTTTCAGTCCGGCCGATGATAACGAGGCTGATGCCATCGCAATCCTGCACTGGGCCATCGAGACGAATGGGGGTGTCGCATGAGGTGGCATCCGAGGGGCTATGGCGGCCAACGCCGGGATCCCGAGCAGGTCAAGCGGGAGGGGTGGCAGGAACAGGGGCTGCTGGCGATTTCGGCGGACGATCCGCGCCTCACCTGGCCCGAACGCGAACTGGTGCGTCAGCTGGGCGAAAAGCTGTATGGGCTGCGCGTGGTCGAACGGGAGGGCGCGAATGGCTGACTGGACGCCCGCCATGGTCGAGGACCGGCTCGAGAAAGCGGCCGATGTGTTCCGCTCGTTACCTGATGTGAAGCCGCAGGGCTATTTCAATGCCTGGCCCGAGTATTTCCACAGCTTCGCCGATCAGATCGGCCAAGAGCCCCGGATGCGACGGCCGAAGCCCGGTCCGCGCGACATCACCCAGGCTGAAGATGCTCTACTCTGGCTGCGCTGGCTCGACCCTGCCGACGCGCGCCTGCTCTGGCTTCGGGCGAACCGGAAGCCGTGGAAGCCGATCTGCTGGGAGCTGGGCATCAGCCGCGCCACCGCCAACCGGCGCTGGCAATATGGGATCGCGGTCATCGTCTGGCGGCTGAACGGGAGACAAGCACCGTCGAAACGGTCGATGGAGTTCGTGGTGGCGAAGGCGGCCGCCAGAACGTGAAGGGATTCATGCTTCTAGGTTTGAGCCGCTTTGGTCTCCCTATCCCAGTCCTCCGCCTTGACGTACTTCATCAACATCGTAAACGAACTCAGGACAGCGTCATGAGGTGTGATTGATTTGAGTTGTCCGTCTTCGAAGAAGTGATGAGTGGCCCCAAGGAGGGCCTCAACCTTCAACGGGTGCTTGGCGTTCGGATTATGAAAAACCTGAATCTCTTGTGTCCAGAATTCCTCATAACCCTCGTCCCTGACATCGACAGAAAAGGCTTCCCCCATCATCGCGTTAGGATCAGGATTGTAGCGCAGCCCAACGCGGAAATAGCCATAACCGTCGGCGCCAAAATCTGCTGTCACGCCCATCCGATCAAATTTCGCGATGGTGCCAGCATTCGAAAAAATAACCGCTGAAACGTTCTCCGCATCTGGCAAGTCGAAGAAACCAGAAGGAACTCGCTTCCCTTTGTATTCGTGCTCTTCGATCGAATGAGTGTCGATAACAAGCTGCTCACCTTCGAAGCGCCATGTGACCCGTGAGCCGTACAAATATTGCCAGAGCGCTGACTGCGTATAGGTCATTGGCCCCAGTTCATCCTTATCGGCGGGTTTGTGAAAATCTGCGATGGCGATCACGAACGGTTTGTCTTTGCTGCCGTCTCGCTCCCAGTATCGTTGGCCTGCAGCGTTAGCCTTGTTGAGTTTGCCGGTCAGGGCACCGCCGAACTTCATGGGCATGTAGTCGCGAAGAAATTGCTCTCGCTCTTTGTCCGTCTTTGGGTTCGGGTGATCTTCGAGTACGCCTCCCTGGGATGGAGCGACCGTTGTTGCCTCGACGGTGAAATCCACACCTGGCGCTCGGCACCGGAAGTCGGGAGCGTCAAGTTGCTCGACGTCGAGAAAGAACTCGCGGAAAGCCGCCCAAAGAAATAACTCCCATAGCCTTTGGTCAAAGCCGTTTGTCTGGAATTCTCGCACGAAGTGAGGGTCTTTCGGAGCCAACCAGAGGGCTAGTTCTGAAATTACCTTGCGAGCAGGCGCACGGCCTGGTTCGTCCCTCAGAAGCTTGAAGTAGGGATGGAGCTTTTCTTCCGGCAAGTCTGCTGGCACCTCAAACGGGTCAAGTGGACTGTTGGTTTCATCACCCTGCTGGCCGAACTCCTCGATCTCTCCACTTTCAATGACCTCCGACATCGCGACCCAGAGTTGCCGTTCCGCATACTCTTGCGTTCGAAAATCAGTCTTCAAGGAAGCGCAGCGGAATCGGCCAATCCGATCCCTCGCCAGGATCATCCAGAGGTAGTCATTGTCTGTCGTGTCTCGCGCTACCATGCCGAGGAGATCCTCTTCGGGCGAGCACCACCACGATACCTCCTCGCACATGTATGCAGTTCGCGATAGCCGAGTGCCCGTGGTGTATAGGTTGAACCGCGCGCGCTTGATGGGACGCGCAAATGCTCTCGCCCTCTCCTCGATCTCTCTACGGCGCTTCGCTTCACCCATCGCTCTCAACCTGTAGATTGCACATCGTCTGGACTGTTCTAGCCGACCAATGCGTGCGCCGCAGCGCCAATTTGCCTCTGCATGTCAAGACCTTCTCGTGATCTGACGCATTTCTTCGTGAGACATCGCAAGACGAGACGGATCGCCTTTCTGAAGCTATCCACGGCGATATGCTCGGGGTCGTGCGCTCGGGCGAAGAGGGGCTGATCCGAGGTGGATACCCCCGCTGGCTTCGGGAGTCCGGCCGGGGTCCAGCCCCGGCGAGTTGGCGGTTCCTTCCGGGCGATATTCGTATGCTGGCGGGCGAAGCGCGGCACATCGCTAGCGACAGGGCCGGATTTTTGGGAAGCCACCAAGAGGCCACCGCCGCCTGAATTCGCCTAAACTCTGCAAATTCAAACCCTTGATGCTGGACACCTCTGGTGGCCACTGGACCCCGTGTGGAGTCCAGTCTGGACCCCGGAGTCCGGAAGCCAGGGGTATCCACCCTGATCCGAGGAATGACCCGCCGATGACGCTGAGCTTTGCCCCGGATCGGATCGAGATGTGGCCGCTGGCGAGGCTGCAGCCCTATGCCCGCAATGCGAAGGCGCATGGCGCGGACCAAGTCGCGAAGATCGCCGCCAGCATGGCCGAGTTCGGCTGGACCGTGCCCTGTCTGGTCGGCGAGGACGGCGAGCTGATCGCGGGGCACGGGCGCGTACTGGCCGCCACGCAGCTGGGGTTGACGGAAGCGCCCGTGATCGTGCTCGGGCATCTGACCGAGGCGCAGCGGCGGGCCTACCGGATCGCGGACAACAAGCTGACCGAACTCGGCACCTGGGACGAGGCGCTGCTGTCGGCGGAACTGAACGACCTGCTGGCCGAGGATTTCGACCTGTCGCTGGTCGGCTTCTCGGACGGCGAACTCGACAAGCTGCTGGCCTACGTCGCGGAAGACGACGGTGAAGAAGGTGGCGCCGGGGGCTCCGTGCCGCCGGTGACCATCCCCGAACCGCCGCGCAATCCGGCCTCGCGCACTGGTGACCTGTGGATCCTTGGCGACCACCGCCTGCTTTGCGGCGATAGCACCAGCGCGGCCGACGTGCGCCGCCTGATGAATGGCGAGCGCGCGATCCTGTTCGCGACGGACCCGCCGTATCTGGTGGACTACGACGGCTCGAACCATCCGACCCGGAACAAGGACTGGTCAGCGTCTTACGGCACCACGTGGGACGACAGTTCGCAGGGCGCGGAACTCTACGACGGTTTCATCGCTGCCGCCGTGGCCGAGGCCATCGCCGACGATGCCGCCTGGTATTGCTGGCATGCCTCGCGCCGCCAGGCGATGCTGGAAGCCTGCTGGGAGAAGGCCGGTGCCTTCGTCCATCAGCAGATCATCTGGGTGAAGGACCGCGGGGTGCTCACCCGCTCGCATTACCTCTGGAAGCATGAACCTTGCTTCATGGGCTGGCGTCGCCCGAACCGTCCGCCCAAGGTGGCCGAGGAAACGCTGCCTTCGACATGGGCGCTGCCCAGCTTCGCCAAGGACGAGCGGCCCGACCACCCGACGCCGAAGCCGCTCGACGCTTTCGGCATCCCGATGCGCCAGCACGTTGCGCGGGGCGGGCTCTGCTACGAGCCGTTCTCGGGGTCGGGTTCGCAGATCATGGCGGGCGAGGCCAACGGCCGCCGAGTCTTCGCGATGGAGATTAGCCCCGCCTATGTCGACGTCGCGGTCGAGCGCTGGCAGGCCGAGACCGGCCGCGACGCAATCCTTGATGGTGACGGTCGGACCTTCGCGCAGGTGAGGGCCGAGCGGCTGGGCGACGATGCCGCCCCCACGGCGAATGCGCAGAAAACGGACGCCCCGCCCGAACCCGCGCGAAAGCGCAAGACCGCCGCGTGACATGCATGACTTGGCTTTACCTTCCTCCGGACGCGCTTCCGGAGCCGGAGACGCATGCCTGTTCGGCCTCTCCCTATGCTCCGGCGCGGGCGGGCTCGACCTCGGGCTCGCCGTCGCACTCCCCGGATATCGTGCTGTGGGCCATGTCGAACGGGAAACCTTCGCCGCAGCCACTCTCGTGGCGCGGATGGAAGATGCGTCCCTGGATCGCGCGCCTGTCTGGGACGACGTTGCCACCTTCGACGGCCACCCGTGGCGCGGTGCGGTGGACATCGTCACTGCGGGCTATCCGTGCCAGCCGTTCTCCGTCGCGGGCAAGCGCCGGGGTGCCGACGACCCGCGCCACCTCTGGCCGCATGTCGCCCGCATCATCGGCGAGGTCGAGCCGCCCTTCGTCTTCCTCGAGAATGTCGCCCATCATCTCCGCCTCGGCTTCCCCGAAGTCGCCGAAGGACTGGTCGGCATGGGCTACCGCCTTGCGGCTGGCCTCTTCACGGCGGCGGAAGTCGGCGCACCGCACAAGCGCGAGCGGCTCTTAATCCTCGCCGTCCGTGAAGGGGACGAGCTGGCCGACCCCGCGCGCCTGCTCTGGGACCCGGTCGAGTGCCGGGAACCGGACGGAACTGCTGCGGCTCTGGCCGACGCCGAGGGCCAGCGCCAACGAGAACCGGCAGACGAAGCCGACGCCATCGCAGGAAGCGGGCCAGCACGGGATGAACCTCGCGACGACGGCTGCGCTCTGGCCGACGCCGCAGACCGACAGTTTCCGCAGCCGGGGCGGAGATCGGAAGCACGAGAAGGGTCTGGACGGCATGGCGCGGGACTGGCCGACGCCGATGGCGAACGATGGCTGCAAGCCGAGCGCGGGCAATCGCCGGACGGCGGACCTGACCCACGCAGCGGGGATGTGGATGACGCCGACGGCGCGCGATCACAAAGATGGAGCGACGAGCCTTGCCAACACACCGGTGAACGGCCTGCTTGGCCGCCATGTCCTGGTGACGCCGATGGCTGGGCGCAATACCTCCGAGCCGCGCCGGACCTTGAACCCGCTGTTCGTCGAGGCGCTGATGGGCTGGCCCACCGGGTGGACCGGCTTCGGCTCTGTGGCAACGGCGTGGTCCCCCTGGTTGCGGCGCATGCGCTGCGAACTCTGGCGGCTGAACTGCTGGCCGATGGATGAGGTGGGGGCATGAAGCAGACCCGCCTCATGTCGCTGGTCGAGTCCGTCGCCAACGTGATCATTGGCTATGGCGTCGCGGTGGTCACGCAGATCCTGATCTTCCCTGTCTTCGGGCTGCATACAACGCTGGCGCAGAACCTGAAGCTGGGGGCGGTCTTCACCGTGGTGAGCATCGCGCGGTCCTACCTCCTGCGGCGGGTGTTCGAGGCAATCCGGGTGCGGGGCGACTAGATGGAGTAGCTGCCGAAGGGCTTTCCGAACTTTTCGACGCCTGACTTGCCCAGCAACGTCAGCTTGTTGTGCAGCTTGTGGCCGGGAGATGCGTTTCGGGCCTCGCGGGCCCAGACCTTGGCGTCAACCTCCCAGACATCGAAGTTCGTTCCGTCCGGGGTGAATGCACAGAGAACGACGTCGATACGCTCGAGAAGAGTGTTGAGACATCCCCACTGCGTGTTGCGTCCCTTCGCGGTACGCAGAGTAGCTCGCCGACCGTCAGGTAGTGTGAGCTCTGTTGCCACTGGGCTGACAAGTTCGCCGATTTTGCTCGCAAGTGCCCGGCCAACTGAGATGCCAAACTCATAGCCCTCACGGCCGGTGAACTCGTCCTGTCCGCCACCTGGCTTGGCGGGTTTTGTCGATACGACCTTGGGAGCCTTCGGTAGAAAATCGTCCAAGGCACGAGCGGCAACGGATGCAGCTGATAGACTGGGGTTCTGTGCTAGGAATTCGCCGAGACGGGATGCAAGATTGGGATCCAGTCGAACCGTGATTGAGTCGACCATACGCGCCACCTTTCAAGAGGGTTGATGCACGCATCTTGCGGGCCGGCGATGGGATTCGTCAAGAGGCATGATTCATACCTCTTGACATGGTGTGCTCTTGTGAAGCTGCGTCCAATCAATCGATGCGGTAGACCCGGGCCGCGCCCCTCGACCTTCTCGGAGGTCACCTCGAGCCCGAGCTTCTTCTTCAGCGCCCCGGCCATCGCGCCGCGCACCGTGTGCGACTGCCAGCCCGTGGCGGCCATGATCTCCTCGATGGTCGCGCCATCCGGCGCGCGCAGCATGGCGATCAGCGTGGCCTGCTTGGTTCCCTCGCGCGGCGTGCGCGCCTTGAGGGCGGCTTCAGGCGCGGTGGGCGTGTCCATCGCGGGCGCGTCGCTCGGCGCGTCCGTCGCGCCCGTGGGCGCGCTGTTCGCGTATTCGGGCTCGATGCCGATGGCAGCGAGGCCTGCATCCGTGGCGACCAGCGTGACGCCGTGGCCGTCGCCGGTTTCGCGCCACATCGGTTCGCCCTTGCGCAGGTCTGCGTCGACCTCCTGCAGGAGCCCCTTGGAGAGCATCGCGCCGACCACCTTGGCGGCGGCCCCGCCGCGCAGGCTGTCGGGCAGCGGCAGGGCGATGTGCTCGGGCCGCTGTGCGGCGGCGCTCAGGATCAGGGCTTGGGTGTCGGAAAGTATGGTCATCGTCGTCTCCCGTATCGGGGCGCGCGGAATGCGGGCCCTTCTACGAGGTCGAGCCCGCCAGTCGGCGGGCGAGACCAGAAGCGGATCGTCTCACTCGGCGTGTTCGCCTTCGTGGAAGGCCATGTCGGTGATCTCGCGCAGCTTGGCGCGGTAGTGGTTCAGGGTGCCGACATGGCCCCAGTTGATCTCGTCGGGGCTGGCCTCGAAATGGTCCGCGCTCAGGGCGGCGAGCCGCTCCAGCATCGCGTCGATCTCGGTCTTCGCGGCGATGAAGGCGTCGAGGGCTTTCGTGTTGTCGGTCGCGCGGCGGGTCATCGTGGTGGCTCCTTGGGTCGAGTTGCATCGTTCTTCTGAAAGGACGTTCGCTCTGCCCGCGATGCTTATCAACGAGATAAGCGCATGATCTTGAATGATAATCGGAGCTGTCGATGCAGGGCATGAGCGAGCGCCAGTACGCCTCGCATGTCGGGCTGTCGCGGGGCGCGATCCAGAAGGCGAAGACCGCCGAACGGCTGGTCCTCTATCCCGACGGCAGCATCAACGCCGTCGCCAGCGACTCGCGGCGTGCCGAAACGACAGACCCCTCGAAGACGCGCAAGCCCCCCGAACCGAAGCTGAAGCCGGTGCCAGAAGCTGCAGTCACAGCTGTCGGCGACACGCTCCGCGAACAGGGGCTGGCGGTCCCGGCGGTCGGTGGCGGCACGACCTACCTCCAGGCGAAAACCGCCAACGAGGTGCTGAGGGCGCAGGAACGCCGCATCCGGCTCCAGAAGCTGAAGGGGGAGTTGATCGAGCGGGCCCGGGCGCTGTCGCTGGTGTTCCGGCTGGCGCGGGAGGTGCGGGACGCGTGGGTGAACTGGCCCGCGCGGTCGTCGGCATTGATGGCGGCGGAACTGGGCGTGGAACCGGCCGCGATGCAGAAGGTCCTTGAGAAACATGTCCGTGCCCACCTCGACGAACTCGCCGAGGTCCGGCCCGATTTCCGTTGACGACGATCTGACCGATTTCGACGGCGCGGCAGAAATCCTGCGCACCTGGGGTGCAGGGCTGACGCCAGACCCCGACCTGGCAGTGTCGCAATGGGCCGACCGGCACCGCATGCTCTCGGTCCGCGCGTCGGCCGAACCCGGGCGGTATCGCACAGGTCGCACGCCCTACATGCGCGAGATCATGGACCGGTTGTCGCCCGGCGATCCCACGCAGCGGATCGTGTTCATGAAAGCGGCGCAGGTCGGGGCGACCGAGGCCGGGAACAACTGGATCGGCTTTGCCATCCACCAGGCGCCGGGCCCGATGCTGGCGGTCCAGCCGACCGTGGAACTGGCCAAGCGCAACTCGCGGCAGCGGATCGACCCGCTGATCGACGAGAGCCCCGAGCTGCGGGAGCGGGTGAAGCCCGCCCGGTCGCGCGACGCGGGCAACACGATGCTGTCCAAGGAATTCGCGGGCGGCATCCTGATCATGACCGGCGCGAACTCGGCGGTGGGGCTGCGCTCGACCCCGGCGCGATATATCTTTCTCGACGAGGTCGATGCCTATCCGGCCTCGGCCGACGAGGAAGGCGACCCGGTCACGCTGGCCGAGGCGCGATCGCTGACGTTTGCCCATCGGCGCAAGGTGCTGCTGGTCTCGACGCCGACGATCCGGGGGCTCTCCCGCATCGAGCGGGAGTTCGAGGCCAGCGACCAGCGGCGGTTCTTCGTGCCGTGCCCGCACTGCGGCGCGATGCAGTGGCTGAAGTTCGACCGGCTGCGCTGGCAGAAGGGCAAGCCGGAAACGGCGGAATATCATTGCGAGGGCTGTGACCAGCCCATTGGTGAACACCACAAGACGGCGATGCTAGAGGCGGGTGAATGGCGGGCAACCGCCGTTGCGGCCGATCCGACCACGGTCGGGTATCACCTCTCGGCCCTTTACTCGCCGATCGGCTGGCTAAGTTGGGAGCGGATCGTGCGGTCATGGGAAGCGGCCCAAGGATCGGACGAGGCGATCAAGGCCTTCCGCAACACGATCCTCGGCGAGACCTGGGTCGAGACCGGAGAAGCGCCGGACTGGCAGCGACTCTACGACCGGCGTGAGGCATGGAAGCCGGGCACGGTGCCAGCGGGTGGGTTGTTCCTGACCGCCGGGGCCGATGTCCAGAAGGACCGGATCGAGGTCGATGTCTGGGCCTGGGGTCGCGGGTTGGAGAGCTGGCTGGTCGATCATGTCGTGATCGAGGGTGGGCCGGACCGGCACGACGCCTGGTCGGAACTGACCGCGCTGCTGGACAAAAGCTGGCCCCACGAACGCGGCGCGCATCTGCGCATCGCGCGGCTTGCCATCGACACGGGCTATGAGGCCCCGGCGGTCTATTCGTGGTCGCGGGCGCAGGGGTTCGCGCAGGTGTCGCCGGTCAAGGGTGTCGAGGGGTTCAACCGCTCGAGCCCGGTGTCGGGGCCGACCTTCGTCGACGCGACTGAGGGCGGCAAGCGCCTCCGGCGCGGCGCGCGGCTCTGGACCGTGGCGGTGTCCACCTTCAAGGCCGAAACCTATCGCTTCCTGCGGCTGGAGAGGCCGACCGAGGAAGACATGGCCGAAGGGGCCGCGTTTCCACCGGGATCGGTACATCTGCCGCATTGGGTCGAGAACGAATGGCTGAAGCAGTTTGTGGCTGAGCAGCTGGTGACGGTCCGCACGAAGCGCGGCTTCGCCAAGCTCGAATGGCAGAAGCTCCGCGAGCGCAACGAGGCGCTTGATTGCCGGGTCTACGCCCGTGCCGCCGCATGGATCGCGGGCGCGGACCGCTGGTCTGAGGAGAAATGGCGCGACCTCGAGGATCAGCTCGGGGCGGCGCCAACGGAAACGGATGGCGCGGGGCGGGTCCACCGACCGCAATCCGCACCCCAGGGAAAGCGGCAGTCGGACTGGCTTGGCCGACGCGGAGGATGGTTCTGATGACCGACTGGACGGAAACCGAACTTGCAGCCCTGCGCCGGGCCTATGCCAGCGGCACGACGCGGGTCAGCTATGATGGAAAATCGGTCGACTACGGCTCGGCCGAGGATCTGCTGACGCGCATCCGCACCATCGAGCGGGCCATCGCTGGGACCGCGCGGTCGCTCCCGGTCGCCGGGTTGGCCGGCTTCAGCCGTGGGGATCGCTGATGCCCGCGAACTGGTTCGATCACGCTATCGCGACTGTGGCCCCTCGGGCCGCCGCCCGTCGCGTCCTGGCGCGGCAAGCCTTCGAGACCCTGACGCGCGGCTATGATGGTGCGTCCAAAGGGCGGCGGACGGACGGCTGGCGCGCGCCGGGATCCTCGGCCGACACCGAGATCGGCGTGGCCGGGGCGCTCTTGCGCGACCGCATGCGCGATCTGGTGCGCAACAACCCGCATGCGGCGAAAGCCGTGGCGGTGCTGGTGAACAACATCATCGGCGCGGGCATCATGCCGCGCGCCGCCAGCGGCGACGACAAGCTGGACCGGAAGGTCGATGCGCTGTTCACCCGCTGGACGGCGGATTGCGATGCCGATGGCCAGCTCGACTTCTACGGCCTGCAGACGCTGATCTGCCGCGAAATGATCGAAGCCGGCGAGGTGCTGGTACGCCGCAGGCTGCGGCGCGCCAGCGACGGTCTGCCCGTGCCGCTGCAACTGCAAGTGCTGGAGGCGGACTTCCTCGATGCCACCAAATCCGGCGTCCTTGGCGGTGCTCGGCTGGTGCAGGGGATCGAATTCGACGCTGTCGGAAAGCGCCGGGCCTATTGGCTGCACACGGCACACCCCGGCGATGCCTGGGGCGCGCTGCAAGGCGGGCTTGGGTCTCGCCCGGTCCCCGCGTCAGAGATCGCGCACATCTACGAGAAGCAGCGCACGCAGGCGCGCGGCGTTCCCTGGGGCGCGCCGGTGATCCGCAGCTTGCGCGATCTCGACGATTACGAGGTGGCGGAACTGGTCCGCAAGAAGACCGAGGCCTGCGTCACCGCCATCGTCTTCGGCGACGATGAGGCGCAGCAGGGCATCGCGCCGTCCGTGGTCGACGCCGACGGCAACCGGGTCGAGCAGTTCGAGCCGGGCCTGATCGCCTATGCCCGCGGCGGCAAGGACATTCGGTTCAACCAGCCCGCCGCCACTGGCGGCTATGGCGAATACAAGCGGGCGAGCCTGCACACGATCTCGGCCGGGTTCCGGGTGCCTTACGAGCTGCTGACCGGGGATTTGTCCCAAGTCAACTATTCCTCGATCCGGGCGGGGCTGGTCGAGTTCCGCCGGATGATCGACGCCGTGCAATGGCAGCTCTTCATCCCGATGCTCTGTGCACCGGTCTGGCGCTGGTTCACCGAGGCCGCATGGGCAGCGGGCCAGATCCCGATCCCTGACGTGCCGGTGGAATGGTCGCCACCGAAGTTCGACGCCGTCGATCCCTACAAGGACGCGATGGCCGACCTGCTGGCGATCCGGACCGGCACGATGACGCTGGCGCAGGCCATTGCGCGGCAGGGTCATAACCCGGACGCGGTCCTCGCGGAAATCGCCGCAACCAACGCCAAGCTCGATGGCCTCGGTCTCGTGCTCGACAGCGATCCGCGCCGCGTCACGAAAACCGGCAGCGCGCAGGCGGGCGATCCGGCCAGCGAACCGGCCGCTCCCGCATCTGAACCAGAGAAGGAATAGGGCCATGCCCGACACGATCATGGCGGCCCCGGTCGCCCTGCCGATGCAGCTGCGGCGCGCGCCCATCCTGCCCGCGACCGTCAATACCGAGGCGCGCTCGGTCGACGTCGTCTTCACCACCGGCGCAGCCGTTCGGCGGCGGCGCTGGACCGGCTGGGACACCTCCGTGCCCTTCGACGAGATCCTCGAGGTCAGCGACAGGGCGGTGGACCTGACGCGCCTCAACGCGGGGGCTCCGGCGCTCGACAGCCATTCGGTCTGGTCCTCGCATTCGCAAGTGGGCGTCGTCGAACGCGCCTGGATCGAGGGCAAGGAAGGCAAGGCCACCATCCGTTTCCCCCGCGAGGGGCTGGACCAGGCCGCCGACCGCATGTTCGGCCTGATCAGCGACGGCATCATCCGCAACGTCTCGGTCGGCTATTCCATCGAGCGGGTGAAGGTGGTCGAGCCCGCCGCCAAGGGCGAGGTCGAGCAACGCATCGTCGAACGCTGGACTCCACTCGAGGTCAGCTTCGTGACCGTTCCCGCCGATCCCCGCGCGCAGGTGCGCGCCTCGGATCAGGCCAGCTATCCCGTCGAGATCGTCGACACCCGCATGCAAAAGGAGGCATCCATGCCTGAGAGCACCACTACCGTGGCCGGGGATGTTCCCGCCAGCCATGAGACCCGCCAGCAGCCCGTTGCGGCCCCGGCGCAGCCCGAACAGGCCGCCGCGCGCACGCCGGACCCCACTCCGGCACCCGACACAGAGGCCATCGCCACCCGTGCCCGCGACGCCGAGCGCGACCGGGTGTCCACGATCTACGATCTGACCGGCCGTCTGAACCTCGGGCGCAGCTTCGCCGAAGATCTGGTGAAACGCGGGATCAGCGTCGACGAGTCCCGCCGCCTGATCCTCGACCAGGTCGCCGCGAAGTCGGATGAGACCCGGACCTTCCCGCATGTCTCCGTGCCCCTCGGCGGCCGGGACGAGCGCATCACCCGCCGCGATGCCGTGGCGAACGCGCTCTTGCACCGCTACAGCCCGACGCTCTTCCCGCTGGAAGACGCCGCCCGCCAGTACCGCGGCATGACGCTGCTGGAACTGGCCCGCGAGAGCCTCGGCAATGCGGGGGTCAACACGCGTGGCCTCTCGCGCGACGAGGTGGCGACCCGCGCGCTGCACTCGACCTCGGACTTCCCCGAGATCCTCTCGGCTGTCACCAACAAGACCCTGCGGCAGGCCTATGACGCCTATCCCCGCACCTTCGCGCTCTTCTGTCGCCAGGTGCTGGCGACCGACTTCAAATCCATGCACCGCGTCCAGCTGGGCGAGGCACCCCAGCTTCTGGAGGTGGGCGAAAGCGGCGAGTTCAAACGCGGCACCCTCGGCGAGAGCAAGGAAAGCTACCGCGTGAAGACCTATGGCCGGGTCGTCGCGATCACCCGGCAGGTGCTGATCAACGACGACCTCGACGCCTTCACCCGGATCCCGGCGATGTACGGCAACTCCATCGCCCAGCTGGAGTCGGACGTGGTCTGGGGTATCATCACCGCGAACCCGGCGATGGCCGACGGCAACGCACTCTTCCACACCACGCACAAGAACCTCGCGGGCACCGGTGCGGCGCTGGACGTGGCAAGCGTCGGTGCGGCACGGGCGGCGATGGCGCTGCAGACCGGGCTCGACAAGAAGACGGTGCTGAACATCCGCCCCGCCTTCCTGATCGTCCCGGCGGCCCTCGAACTGAAGGCCGAGCAGCTGGTGGCCCAGAACCTCGTCCCCGCCGACAGCGCCAAGGTGGTGCCGCAGTCGATCCGGACGCTGTCCCCGATCAGCGAGCCGCGCCTCGATGCCGCAAGCGCCGCCTCCTGGTATCTGGCAGCGAGCCCCAACCAGATCGACACCATCGAGTACGCCTATCTCGAGGGCCAGCAGGGCGCCTACATCGAGACCCGCAACGGCTTCGACGTCGACGGGGTCGAGATCAAGTGCCGCCTCGACTTCGGCGCCAAGGCCATCGACTGGCGCGGCCTCTACAAGAACCCGGGCGCGTAACCCGCACCCCGACATGCTGAACCCAGACACGCGGGCGGTCCTGACGGGCCGCCCTTCGTCTTTCCACAAGGATCTTCCCCATGAAAACCTACGTCCAGCCCGGCAACACCATCACCTTGACCGCGCCCTATGCCGTCGCATCGGGCGATGGCCTGCTCGTCGGCTCCATCTTCGGCGTGGCCTCAGGCACCGCTGCCCTCGGCGAAACCGTCGAAGCCGCCCTCGTCGGCGTCTACGAGCTGAAGAAGCTCGGAAGCCAGGCGTGGGCCGTCGGCGACCGCATCTACTGGGACAACACCGCCCGCCAGACCACCAAGGTCACCACCTCGAACACGCTGATCGGCGTGGCGACCGAGGTGGTTGCAGGCGGCGCGGGCGATGTAGTCGGCCGGGTGCGGCTGAACGGGTCGTTCTGATGAGCGCCTTCGCCGCCGCCATGGGCGCGCTCTTCGCCGATCCGAACATCGGGCGGGATGCGGTCTACATCGCCGACGGCGGCGCGCCAGTCCTCGTGCGCGTGGTCGCACGACGTGCCGATGCGATCACCGACTTCGGCGATGCGAGGCTCTGGTCCGAATCCACCCGGATCGACCTACGTGTCACCGAGGTGCCAGCCCCGCGCCCCGGCGACCGCGTCGAGATCGACGGCGACGCCTTCCTCATCCAGGGCGAGCCCGTCCGCGACAGCGAGCGGCTGGTCTGGACCGTCGACCTGCGCCCAGCGTGACCGCGATGCGGCTGAAGCTCGACATCGATCCCGACATCGTCGCGATGATGGCGGCCGAGGTTGCGGCGGGCGAGAGGGCTGTCTCGGCCGCGATCCGCGAGGCCGGGACAGGGCTGAAGGCGGCGTGGCGGCTGCAGATCACCGGCGCGGGCCTCGGGCTCCGGCTCGCCCGCACCATCCGGTCGGAGCAGTTCCCCAAGGCCACGCCCAGCCTGAACGCGGCAACCGTGGTCTGGTCCAACGCCCCGGTCATCGTCGGCGCGCACGACACCGGCCCGCTGATCCGCTCGAAGAACGGCTTCTGGCTGGCGATCCCCACGCCCGCTGCAGGCAAGTCCCTGCGTGGCGGTCGGATCACTCCGGGCGAATGGGAGCGTCGCACCGGCCTGCGCCTGCGCTTCATCTATCGCCGCCGAGGTCCGAGCCTGCTGGTGGCGGAGGGGCGGCTGAACACGAAGGGCCGCGCCGTCGCGTCACGGTCAAAGACCGGCCGTGGCCTCGTGACCGCGCCGATCTTCCTTCTGGTGCCGCAGGTCAGGCTGCCGAAACGGCTGGACTTGGCGCGGGATGCAGAGCGGGCACACGATGCCGTGCCGGGGCTGATCGTGGCGAAGTGGTTCGAACTTCGGGCGTAACGGGGCGTTCAATCAACGACATGCGTTGGCCACAGACGCTCGATGTGGCGATACACCTCGACTAAGATGAACTTCTCCCTGCCAATAGCATCCTTTAGGTCCTTCGGGAACTTCGCCATCGCTTCGTAGTCAGGCAGTACGACAAACTGGACCTGCTGGTGTTCGAAACGGAAATCGTGGGGCACCCGCCACTCTCGCTCATGAGAGTAGTCGATGGTTTTTCCGCTGAGTGGCTTTCTGAATTCCTCCGTCTGTGGCCGGTATTCAGGCCAGAACGGCGTCACGAACGTCTTAACGTGGTTGTCCCACTGTTGTTTCGACCAATGATCGGCGCGCACATAATATGCCGGACCTCCGCCTGCGGCAAAAACATGAGACTTGGTAAAACCGATGCCATATGGGGAATAGTGTCCGGTATGTTTCAGCAAGCTAGACCATGGGCACTCGGTGAAACAGACAGCCGGGTTCTTGGTCCAAGGAAGTTCCCCAGCTCTTATTGATTTGGCATTCAGGATGCTGACCAAATTGTCAAAGGGCGTGTCTTTTGCACCCTTTGTGAAGTGTGCAACGAAATTTGAATCGCTCAACCTAGCCTCCACAAGCTACTTGGTTTGAACTCTAGACCCGAGGGACGCGATCGCAAGTAACAAACGGTGTTTTAACATGCCCACCCCACGCGAAACCGTCCTCACCGCGCTGCACGCGCGGCTCTCGGCGTTGCCCGCCACGGCTCTGCGCGGTGACGTCCTGCCGGAACGCGTGCCAACCGCAGGTCTCCTGATCCTGCGCGATGGCGAGCCGGGCGATCCGGAAGTGACGCTGTCGCCACTGCGCTATCACTACCAGCACCGGTCCGAGATCGAGGCGGTCGTGCAGGGCGCCACCCGTGACGCCGCCTTCGACTCGCTCTGCGCCAGCATCGGCGCGGCGGTTGTAGCGGACCGCACTCTGGGCGGGCTCTGCGACTGGGTCGAGGCGGAAGCGCCGCGCCCGGTCGATCTGGCCGTCGAAGGTGCCGCCAGCCTGAAGGCAGCGGTGATCCCGGTCATCCTGCACTATTCCACGGCCGATCCGCTGGCCTGACCCCCTTCACCAAAGGAGACTACGATGGCACGAGCCCATGGGGCGCGGGCGCAGATGGCGCTTGCGTTCGAGTCCGTCTATAGCACCGCGCCCGCCTCGGGCTACCGCACGGTGCCCTTCGCTAGGACCACGCTTGGCTCCGAGCAGCCGCTGATCGCCTCGGAACTCCTGGGACAGGGGCGCGACCCGCTGGCCCCGATCAAGGACGCGGTCACGGCCGATGGCGACGTCGTCGTGCCGATCGATGTCGAGAACTTCGGCCTCTGGCTGAAGGCCGCCTTCGGTCAGCCGACGACCTCCGGAACGACGCCCAAGACCCACACCTTCCAGTCCGGCAACTGGACGTTGCCGTCGATGGCCATTGAGACGGCAATGCCCGAGGTGCCGCGCTATGCAATGTACACCGGCTGTGTCTGCGATCAGCTTTCCTGGCAGATGGCGCGGTCAGGCCTGCTAACCGCCACGGCGCGGCTGGTGGCGCAGGGGGAGAACGTCCCGGCCGCCACGGCGGCTGGCACGCCCACCGCGTTGGCATTGCAGCGCTTCGGGCATTTCAACGGGGCGATCACCCGCAACGGCTCGCCCCTCGGCAACGTCATCTCGGTCGAGGTGACCTATTCGAACGGCCTCGACCGGATCGAGACCATCCGCTCGGACGGGCGCATCGAGGGCGCCGACCCCGGCATGGCCGCGCTGACCGGCCGCGTCGAGGTCCGTTTCGCGGACACAGCGCTGATCACGCAGGCCATCGACGGCACGCCTTGCGAGCTAGTCTTCGCGTGGAGCCTCGGGGCCAACGCCAGCTTTACCTTCACCGCGCACGCCGTCTACCTTCCGCGGCCCCGCATCGAGATACCGGGCCCGCAGGGCATCCAGGCCACCTTCGACTGGCAGGCGGCGAAGGCCACGAGCCCCGCCCGGATGTGCACCGCCGTCCTCGTCAACACCGTCGCCACCTATTGAGAAGGCCCACCATGCTGACCCTTGACCTCACCAACGCGCCGCAATGGTGCGATCTCATCCCCGGCGTGCGTGTCCGGCTCCGCCCGCTGACCACCGCGTTGATGGTCTCGGCGCGCAGCGATCCGGCGATTGCCGACCTGCCCGAGAGCGCGGCGACCGAGGAAGCCGCGCTTTTCATGGCCAAGGCGCTGGCGCGGCGCGCGATCCTCGCATGGGAGGGGATCGGCGATGCCGATGGCAGTCCCATCGAGCCGAGCCCCGAGGCCATCGATGCGCTCCTCGACCTCTGGCCTGCCTTCGAGGCGTTCCAGACCCACTACGTCGCCAAGGCGCTGCTGCTGGACGCGGAAAAAAAACGCCTCTGCGCCCTTGCCGACTGGTCTTTCGGCGGGGGCGAAGGCTACTGCACGGCCTGTGCAGGACCCTGTCCCGACTGCCCCGCGCGGCTGAACCGGCCTCAAACCCTTGAAGGCGCGCAGGTCTGGGACCTGGCGCAGCGTCTTGGGGGGCAGATGCGCGTCCTCCCTGGCGCGGTGATCGGCTGGGACATGGGCGCAGCGCTGGCCTTGGGCGCGGCCCTCGGCATCTCCGCGCCCGCCATCGCCGAACTGCTGCCCGCCCTCGAAGCGGTGATGGTCCGCCGCATCAACGAACAGATCGCGGCGAACCGCGACTGACCCCATTCCAACCGGAGCCCCGATCCCATGGCCGAGAAACGCGTCTCCGTCCGGCTCGCCGCCGTGGGCGGCCGCCAGGTGCGCGCCGAACTGGAGGGTGTTGGCGAGGCCGGGGCGAAGGGCCTCGGCCGCCTGTCGCGCGAGATTGAACTGGCGAACACCCGGCTAGCGGCCTTTGCGCGCCGGGCGGGCATTGCCCTCGGGGCGGCAGCTGCGGCGGCCACAGCGTCCCTCGGGCTGATTGTGCGTTCCACCGCCGAGAGTGCCGCGCAGATCCGGCAGTTCGCGCAGGTCGCCAATGCCGCTCCGCAAGCCCTGCAACGCTGGTCGGCCGGGGCGCGGACGGTCGGCATCGAACAGGAGAAGCTGGCCGACATCCTGAAGGACGTGAACGACCGGGTCGGGGATTTCCTGCAGACCGGCGGCGGGCCGATGGCGGATTTCTTCGAGAACGTCGCGCCCCGGGTCGGAGTCACTGCCGACCAGTTCGCGCGCCTTTCCGGCCCCGAGGCTTTGCAGCTTTACGTCGACACGCTTGAACGCGCTGGGCTCAGCCAGCAGGAGATGACCTTCTATCTCGAGGCCATGGCCTCGGACGCGACCCGCCTCCTGCCACTCCTGCGCAACGGCGGAGCAGAGATGGCCCGTCTGGGTGATCAGGCATCCGACCTCGGAGCGGTTCTGGACAGCGATGCGCTGGAAGCCTTGCGCCGCACGCAGTTGGCGCTCGGCACGGTGTCTCTGGTCTTCGACGGCCTGCGCAACCGGATTGCGGTCGCCGTAGCCCCGACCATCGAGGCCCTTGCCAATGCCTTCGTCGCCCTCGCGTCAGACGGTGGCATCCTGCGCTCTGCTATCGACGGACTGATCGGCAACCTTGGAAGGCTGGATCGCAAGGCGCGGGAGGTTACAGTGAAAGCCGGACCGAGCAAGGACCGCCTTCTCGGCGACCGGATCAACCTGCATCCCGATTGGCCGATTGATCCCAAACCTATCCCTGGCGCTTTGCGTGACGTCATCGCTGACCAATGTGGGCCGCGCGCCTATCGGGCGGTTGATGATCTGCTGGCACGCGCGGCGCCCCGCCTGACGACCGGACCGCTATTGCCAACGGCTGACGCAGTGTCAGGCACGATCGCGGCTGTGGATGCGATGGACGAAACCGTGCTGCCCATTCAGGAACCGCCCGGCACCGGCAAGACCTTTGTCACCGCCCGCGCGATCTTGTCGCTGGTGCGCAAGGGCGCGCGGGTCGGCGTGACATCGAACAGCCACGAAGCGATCCGCAATGTGCTTATGGGCTGTCTTTATGCACTGGAGGACGCGGATCTGCCGATCACGCTGGATCTGGTTCACAAGACCAGCGGCGATGATGACGGCTACCCCGACGATTGCCCGGTGCGCCGCACCACCAACAATGACGAAGCGGCGGGTGGGCAACATGTTGTCGGCGCGACGGCATGGTTCTTCTCTCGCGACGAGAATGTGCAGGCCTTCGACTGGCTCTTCGTCGATGAGGCAGGGCAAGTCGGACTGGCCAACATGGTGGCCATGGGCCGGGCCGCACGCAACATCGTGCCTGTCGGCGACCCGCGCCAGTTGCCGCAGGTGATCCAGGGCGCGCATCCGGAGCCTGCGAACCTGTCGTGCCTCGATTGGATGCTGGGCGACCATGCGACCGTGCCCCCGGACCGGGGCATCTTCCTGCCCGTCTCGCGGCGGATGCACCCCGAGATCTGCCGTTTCATCTCGGACCAAGTCTATGAAGGGCGGCTGACCAGCCATCCCGACACCGCGCATCAGGCTGTCCGTGGCACGCGCTTCCCCGAGGTGGGGGCCTTCTGGGTGCCCGTGCCGCACGAGGGCAACGCGCAGGTCGCGGCCGAAGAGGTCGAAGTGATCCGCGCAGCCGTAGCCGACCTGCTGAAAGGCACATGGACTGACAGGGACGGCGCGACCCGCCCGATGCGGGCCAGCGACATCATCGTGGTCGCCCCCTACAACGCACAGGTCAACGCCCTGCGCGAGGCGCTGCCGGAGGCCATTCGTGTGGGCACGGTGGACAAGTTCCAGGGACAGGAGGCGCCCGTCTGCCTTGTCTCGATGACCGCGTCCTCGGCCGAGGAAACACCGCGCGGGATGGAGTTCCTGTTCTCGCTCAACCGCATCAACGTGGCGGTCTCGCGCGCCAAGGGTCTTGCACTGGTCTTCGGCGCGCCGCGTCTGCGCGAGGCGAAGTGCGAGACAGTCGAGCAGATGCGGCTTGTGAACACGCTCTGTGCGTTGAATAAATCTTGCATGCCCCCCACAGGAACCATCGGCGCCACATCTTCCACGCGACCTGCCACCTTGGAAACGCCGACGTCCTGA